GTTGCTACAAAATATAATGATGCTTTATTGGTAGTTGAGAACAACAATATCGGTTGGGCTACAATACAAACTATTATAGATAGAGGATATAAAAATTTATTTTATATGTCAAAAGATTTACAAGTTGTTGATACAGAACATAATATTACAAACAAGTACAGAGCACAAGATAAAAATATGGTGCCTGGTTTTTCAACAACAGCAAAAACTCGACCATTGGCAATAGCTAAAATGGAAGAATATACAAGAGAAAAATTGGTGAAACTTCACTCAAATCGATTAATCGATGAATTATTTGTATTTATATACAAGACTGGAATTACACAATCAAAAGCAGAAGCAATGCAAGGTTACAATGACGACTTAGTTATGTCTTATTCAATAGCACTTTGGGTTAGAGATACAGCTCTTAGACTACAGAAAGACAAGAATGACCAACAATGGGCAACAATGAACACAATGTTGAAGTCAAATGGAAACAAATCCGAACACGCAGTAGGTTTTGGTAAAGGTTCTATTGGACAACCATCTAAAAATCCATATGAAATGGACTTTGGTGATGAAAAAGAAGATTTAACTTGGTTAATTAAATAAAAGAGGTAAAAAATGGCAGACGAAAACATATTAACGAAACTTGGTAAACTATTTCAAAATAGTATTGTACTAAGAAAAACAGATTCAGGACAAATTAAAGTAAAAGATGTTGATTTTACTCAAACAGCTTTAACATCTAATTTTATTGATAGGTATAATAGAATAAATTCAGGTGGAAATGCTATGTCTTCATATGCAGCTAAACAAAATGCAAGTGCATATGACATAGCTCGTAAAGAATTATTCAGAGATTATGAATTAATGGACGCAGACCCAATTATATCATCAGCATTAGACATCTATTCTGATGAATCTACTGTAGATAATATTGAAAATAGAATTTTAAAGATTAAAACAGAAAATCCAAAGGTTGCCAAGATATTACATAACTTATTTTATGACATAATGAATATTGAGTTCAATTTATGGTCTTATATTCGTAATATGACTAAATATGGAGATTTTTATTTACATTTGGATATATTAGACAAGTATGGTATTGTAAATGTAAAACCTCTTTCAGTATATGAGGTATCAAGGTTAGAAGGACATGATCCGGCTAATCCAAAACTTGTTCAATTTCAATTAGAAGAATATAATGAGACAGTAAGAAGTTCAAAGGCTGGAGAGATGTATGAAAACTATGAAATAGCTCATTTTAGAAATTTAGCTGATACGAATTACTTACCTTATGGTAAATCTATGTTAGAAGGTGCAAGAAGAGTATTTAAACAATTAACTCTTATGGAAGATGCTATGTTAATTCATAGAATGATGAGAGCACCTGAAAAAAGAGTATTTAAAGTTGACATTGGTAATATACCTCCAAACGAAGTAGATAACTTTATGCAACAAATCATCGGAAAGATGAAAAAGACACCTGTGATGAATGCAAATGGTGAATATAATTTAAAATACAATATGGAATCCATCACAGAAGATTATTTCTTACCTGTTCGTGGTGGGGATAGTGGTACGAATATAGATACTTTACCAGCTTTAGGTAATGATGGTGCTATCGATGATGTTGAATATTTAAAAAACAAAATGATGGCAGCTTTAAAAATACCAAAAGCATTTCTTGGATATGATGAGAATGTTGGAAGTAAAGCTACATTGGCTGCTGAAGATGTAAGATTTGCTAGAACAATAGAAAGACTACAGAAAATCATATGTGCTGAATTGGAGAAGATTGCTATTGTTCACTTATACACACAAGGATTTGAAGATGCGGAGTTAATTAACTTTGAATTAGAATTAACAAATCCATCGATGATTCACGAACAAGAAAAATTAGAGTTGTTAAATCAACAAACAGAGATTGCAAATACTCTTATGGAAAATAAATTAATGTCAAGAGAATGGATATATAATAATATATTTGATTTAAACGATGATGATAAGAAAACAATTTATGATGGTATTATTGAAGATACAAAACAGAAATTCAGAATGGAATCAATTGAAACTGAGGGTACAGACCCAGCCGAAGGTGGTGTTCCAGAATCCAATGAAGAGGATTTGGAAATGGCTAGACGAGGTGAACATGGTGGAGATAGACGAAGTGGAACTGGTAAGAAAGAATTTGGTAATGAATATTCAGCCAAAGACATAAAAGATGCAACCAAGTATGAAAGAGAACGATATGGTAAACGAGAGTTTAAAGGTGGTTCTCCATTGGCTACATCAAAAGGTTCAACAATAGTTGCACGAGAAGGACTGTTAAATTCACTTAAAGGCAAGTTCGGTAAAAAAATTGATAACCAATCTATGTTAAATGAAGAAATAATTTTAGATGAAGAAGAATAATTTACTATATTTAGTAAAAAGTTTATATTTATATATGAATAATTACATATATAGTATCCAAAACAAATGGAGACTCGACAATGCGTAAAGTTAAGCATAATAAAATCCGTAATACGGGTTTATTGTTTGAATTTTTGCTTAGGCAGATTACATCTGATGTGCTAAATAAAAACAATGGACATGCGGTAAAAATCGTTAAAGAGAATTTTAACGAAAACACAGAATTGGGTAAGGAACTGGCCTTATACAATGTTTTAATAACGAAGAAGTTTAAGTCTGATAGTAAGGCTGACTACTTTATTAATGAAGTTATGAAGGCGAGAGACGACTTAAATAATTCCACATTACGAAGAGAAAGATACAATCTTATAAAAGAGATTCAATCTAATTACAATCTTCAAAAGTTTATGTCTTCAAAAGTTCCACACTACAAAACTTACGCATCTATCTTTACATTATTCGAATATGACAAATCCTTGTCACCTGACCAAAAAACAGAATCACATTTTAATTTAGTGGAGCATGTAACAACTAATGATAAATCTATTAAGTTATCAGAAACTGTTCAAACATTACCAGATGATGAAGATTTAAGAATTTTAACTTATAAAACTCTTTTAGAAAAGTTTAATCAAAAGTATACTAAATTAAGTGGAGCTCAAAAGAACTTACTTAGAGAGTATATTAATAATATATCTAATACTAATTCTTTAAAAGATACTTTAAAAGAAATTGTAAAAGGATTAAAAAGAGATTTAACAACACACTCTAAGAATCTTAAAGATAAAGTTGTAAAAATTAAAATGAGTGAAGCTATAAAATCTATTAATAAATTCTGTGGACTTAATGATAAATCAGATGTTGTTAAAGATCAATATGTGGTTCAAACAATGAGATATTTAGAACTCGTAAAGGAAGTGAAAAAAAGTGGAAATAAAAAACAGAAAGTTATTTAAAGAGTTAGTTAAAAAACTAACCCTTGAACTTTTAGACGAAGAAAGTTTAGAAGAAATATCAACAACTGCTGGTGTAGATGGATATTCCACACCATTTGCTTTTGGTAAGACTAGTAAGAAGAAGAAAAAGAATTTAGAAAAACAAACTGGATACCAGTTTGTAAAAGAAGATGTTGATAAAAAAGATTTAGAAGTAATAACAAAATTAATTAGAAATGTCGTTGGTGATATATTAAGAGATATATGGCTTAAACGAACAGCGTGGAAATAGGAGAAAATAATGCCATTATATAAAGCAGATCCAAATAATTCAAAAAGACAAATACCCAACATTCAAGGTGATAATAGATATGATAGGGCTGTAGTTCCAGTAATTTGTTTAGTTCAAAAAGCACCAAGTTATGTTGTAGTAAATCAAGAATTAACTTCAAGTGTTGGATTCTTTTTTGGAGGTTCTGCATCGTTTTCAACAAAATCAACATTAGAAGCAGATACTGGTGGAGCTGTAGGTGGTAGTGATTTAACGGGATCTGCACATTATCCAATATTATTACGCGGTCCTAATCTAAATACTGCTAATTTAGATGCATCTCCTACATCAGGTACACCTCCTGGTACAAAATTAAATATCCATCCTACTGCGTGGAGTGGAAGTTTAGCTGATGCTGGAAAAATAACATTTGTGTATAAAAGTGGATTAGCTACAGGTGGATTTTAATGTCTAAACAATTAACAGAAGAACAGAACTACATTAAGGGGATAATACTAAATGGCTAATTTTACTAGTGCACATACCGGTGATGAAATTGATTTAGCAGTAGCTTCTGGTTCAACTACTACTGGTGTTATAAAAGATTTTACAACATTAAGTGGTTCAGCAACATCAACTGTAACGGTTGGTGGAAACATTACCTCTAAAGCTACAATAACTGGAGAACAAATTACATCAACAGATGATATGGAAGCGATTGGTACAATAACTGCAGAACATTTTCAATCATCAGATGATATAGTTGCGGTTGGTGAAATACATGGAAATGTTATATCTTCTAGTGGTGATATGCATATTGGTGGTTCTATAACTACTTCAGGTGAACAATTAGAAGTAGCTGGACTCTTGCTAGTAACTGGTAGTATAAGTTCAAGTGGAAACATCCACACTCTAAACAACCTTCTGGTTGGAGGAGCTTCCAGTTCAGTTGATGGTTTAACTGTAGAAGGTTCAATAAGTGCAAGTGGAAATGTTCACATATTTGGAGTACTTACGGCTCTAACTGCAGTTAG